TAATAATGATAATAATGATAATAATGATAATAATGATAATAATGATAATAATGATAATAATGATAATAATGATAATAATGATAATAATGATAATAATGATAATCAAGAATGGGTTTATAATAGATATAAATATTTATTTATAAGTGCTAATATTGATACTGAAGTTATTATTTATAAGGCAAGTATTTATTCTGCACCACCAAAAGAAACTGATAGTATTATTGTTATAAAATTACAAAAAGATCAATCCTTAATATTACCTTATAGATGGAAATATTTCGTTGAAAAAAATAATAATATAAATATTTGGGGTATTAATGATTTAATTACTTCTTTCGTTTCACTTGTTTTTTAACTTCACCTTTTGAATCATTTTCATAATCTTCCAATATTTCATTTTTGTGTTTATTCCATTCTTCTAGTAATGTTAATAATTCATTTTCCCAAATTGTCATAATTGATGTTTGTTTTAAATTTTCAATTTCTGTTTTTAATTTACTTACTTCTAATTCCAATTCTTCCTTCTTTTCCGTTGTTAATTGTGAAATAGGCAATCTCAATAAATATGAATAACTATCTTCAAATTTATAATATTCTTTTGTTTCCAATTGTTCTTCTACATCCTTTATTTTTCTATTCATTATAATTATATTACCTTCAATAACATCTATAATAAATCTGATTTTTGATGATAATATTAAATATTCATTTTCCATTAAATTTAATTGGTTTTCTTTGCGTGCTTGATATTTTTCAATACGTATATATGACCATTCTTTAATAATTTCCGCTACATTTTCATAATTTTTAATATTACATTTTCCTGTAAATAAATGCATATTATTCATACCCAATAATTTAGATGATATTAAATCAAATTCTTTTACTAAATCATCATCATTTAATAATTCCTTTGCATTATCACATAATTTTAATATAAATTTAACATTTTTAGCAGTATAATGACTTTCAAATGACTTAATATATTGATTATTTTTTAATATTAAACTTTCTAATGTTTCCTTATATTTTTCTGTCCATGTTCCAATTGGAAGTTCAGTAATTTCAATGGTTGAATTATCAATCCATTTATAAACACCCTTTGAAACATAAACCCCTTTATTATTTTTGTAAATTTCACCTTTAAATCCCAAATAATAAGGTTTAATTTCATCAATTTCCTTATCTCTTATTAAATTAATTGATTCTTGAACATTTTCATCTGTTAATACATCTCCAATATTATTTTTAATTTCACTTATTAATCCCAAATAAATTTTAATTATTTCCTCTGGATTAAATTGAGGAATATTTGTTGAATATCCTGTACCAATACCAATAGTACCATTTACTAAAATAGTTGGAATAATTGGAACATAATATTCAGGTTCAATACTTAAACCATCATCATTTAAATATTTAAGTATTTGATTATCTTCTTCTTTGAATAATAATCGAGCTAATTTTGATAAAACTGTATAAATATATCTCGGAGATGATGCATCCTCACCCCCTTGAATACGTGTTCCAAATTGACCATTTGGACACAATAGATTTATATTATTTGTTCCCACAAATATTTGTGCCATACCAATAATTGCCTCTTGTAATGAATTTTCACCATGATGATATGCAGTTACTTCACTTACATTTCCAGCAAGTTGTGCAACTTTAATTTCATTTGTAAATAATTTTCTCTTAAAACAAGCATATAATATCTTTCTTGTGCTTTCTTTTAATCCATCCATTAAATTTGGAATTGAACGCTCCAAATTACGATTACTAAAATGAATCAAATCTTTATTAATAAATGTTTCATAATTTACTGTTTCTTCTGTGTAATCAAGAACATCATCTTTATCATATTTTGCTAACCATTCTTTTCTATCATCCGCTCTCTTTTTATTAAAAGCAAGATTAATATATTCATCTGATTCTTCTGTATGTTTATATATAATTTTCTTCATATTTTTAAAATAATCTTTTGCTTCTTCATCTGTAGATGTACCAAGTCCTTTATAATACTTAATTTTCCACTGATTTTTATTAGCAATCTCTAAATTCCAATTTTCATAATCACTCATATTATAAAATGATATCACTTCTTTTGTTTGATTATTTGTTGCTTTAATAATTGGAGTTAATAATGATGTCATAAAACCATCAAATTTATATAAAGAACTCCATAATGTTTCAAATACATTAAATAATAATCCTTTAATATGACTTCCATCATGATCCTGATCAGTCATAATCATAATTTTACCATAACGTAGTGAATTAATTCCTGTTGAATAATCCTTATTTTGTTCAAGACCAAGAATTTTCTTTAAATTAGTAATTTCAGTATTTTCACTGATTTTTTGATAAGATTCTCCTTTTACATTCATAATCTTTCCACGTAATGGAAAAACACCGTAATAATCTCTACCAATTACACTTAAACCTGCAATAGCAGTTGATTTTGCTGAATCTCCTTCTGTTAAAATAAGAGTACATTTACTACTATCTTTAGTTCCTGCTAAATTAGCATCATCTAATTTAGAAACTATAATTTTATTAACTTTCTTTCCATCAGTTTTTACTAATTTCTTTTGTTCAACTACTTCAGTCGCACTAAGAGCATTTTCAATAATACCTGATTTATATAATTTTTCATAGAATTTATCTGACAATTCACATTTTGAACCAAATTTTGTAATTTGTGTCATTAATGTTTCCTTTGATTGACTATCAAATGAAGGATTTTCAATCACTGATTTAATAAATACGAATAAATTATCTTTAATATGTTGAGGTTTCACTGTTTTCTTTTTCTTTGTTTGTGTCATTTCAACTAATTTCTTAGTAATTGCATTAGTAATATACTCTACATGTTTGCCACCCCGAATAGTATTAATACCATTTACAAATGACATTTGTTCATGTGTTCCAGAACTAACAGCAACTACAACTTCCCATCTATCATTTGGACTTTCATAAAAACGTGGTTGAATTGTTTTTGTATCCAAGAATAAATCGGCATATTTTTCAAAATCCTTAATATTAATTTTAATATCATTTAAATAAACAGTTACATTCGATTCAGTACATGCTGAAACATCATAAACTCTTCTTTTAAATAAATCATAAATATCATCTGATAATTCAGTTAATCCAAATTTTTCATAATCTGGAAGAAATGTAATTTTTGTATATGGTTTTTTCTGACAACTCTTAATTTCAGGTGTTCCCTTAATTGTTAAATTTTCAGAAAATGTTTGTTTATATATCTTCTTTCGAATATGATCAACAGTTTCAATTGTAAATTCCTTTGAAAAGATATTTGCTAGTTTAATACCTAATCCATTTACACCACCTACTGTTTTAATTTCATCATCATTATAATTTGATGATGTTAGTAATTCTCCAAAAATTAATTCAGGAATCCATACATCATATTCTGTATGTTTGACTATTTCAATACCATTACCATCATTGAAAATTTCAATGACTCCTGTTGCTTTATTAATTAAAACTCTAATTGATTTTACAATAATTGTATCTGCTTTACCTTCAGCAAAATCTTTTCTAGTTCTCACTGAATGATCAATTGCATTAACTACTGCCTCATCAAAAATTTTAAATAATCCCGGGATATATGTAATTTGACGTTTCACTATTTTATCTGAATTATCAACTACATATGTTTCAATTGTATTTGGTTCAATTGTACCAATATACATTGCAGGTCTACTATAAATATGACTACGCAATTCATGCTTTTTATATTTATTATCAACGGTATTATCTGTCATTACTATTTTTTATTTATTTAGTTTTAAATAAAATAATCAATTTTTATTTATAAATTTATAATAAAAAAATGATTATTATTTTATTATATTTATTAATTAAAAATTATGTATATTGAGTTTGAAAAATATCCTTTTACTATTACTGATATTATTTATAATGATAATATTAATTATGTTAATAAAATTACTTTAATTACTAATGGTAATAAAAACTTTGTATTTAACGCTGTTGGTGATTGTTGTTCTTGTAGTTATTTTAGAATTTGGGAAAATTATGATTTTAATAGTTTAAAAGGTAAAATTATTAGTTCATGTAAATGTATTGATATTCCTGATGATTTTTCTAGTGATTCTATGGAACCTGATGAATATAGTTATAATGATTGTTCAAGTTATCATCTTTATGAAATTAATTTTACTAATTCAGATGAAATTTTTAAATTTATGTTAGTAAATTATTCTAACGGTTATTATGATGGATGGATTGAATCTTCAGTAATTGACAAATAATTTAAAAAATGATTTTTATTTATTTTTTATAATTTAAAAATGAATATTGATTTTATTAAGTATCCTAATAAAATTTTAAGTGTTAAGTTTCATGATGATACATATGATTCTGGTTATATTGGTTTTTCATTATATCTTGATAATAATATTAAATTTATTTTTACAACTTATAATTCAACTACTTGTACAGGCGTTTTTAAACAATGGTTAGATTATGATTTTTCTCAACTTATTGGAAAAGTAATTATTAAAATGACTTATGATGATTTTCCTGATGAATTATATCCCGAATATATTCAAGATGATGATGATGATAGACATATATATTTTGATTTATTAACTTTTCATTTAAATTACGGTACTGCTTTTAAATTTATCTTTGTTAATTATTCCATTTGTTCTTGTTGTACTAGTTTTATTAAATCGTCAGTTTCTTTATAATTTTACCAATTAAAAAAAGTTTAAATATTTTTGTTTTTTAATTGTAAATTTTAATTGCTAAAAATTTTTTTTTATTTTTTTTTATTCAAAAAAAAACACACACACCTCCTCTTTTTTGCTCATTTTGCTCTTTTATATATAAAAATATCTGATGTTAATATTATAATATAACTAATAAAAATGTCAGGAGAAAATTTTAAATGTACATGTTGTAATTATTTTAGTAATAAAAAATATAATTTATATCGTCATATGGTAGCAAAACATGTAAATAGTAATGTTGGCATTATTGATAATGAATTTAATAATGCCAACATAGATATTATTAATGCTAACAATCAAAATAAAGTTGCAAATAACAATATTAATTATGCTAACAGTGAAATTGATTTTGCAAACAATAATAAATATATAAATGAAAATAAATGTTATAAGTGTAGTAAAATTTTATCATCAAAACATTATTTAAATAAACATTTACTTATTTGTAAAGGTGTTTTAAGTGCATTAATATGTCCAATTTGCAATAAGATATTTGCACATCGTAATTCAAAATTAGTTCATTTAAAATCATGCAAAGAAAAACAATTAGCATTAGTACTTCATTCTAAGGAAGAAGATAAACAAAATGAATTATTGGCAATAAATAATAATGACATTGTTATTAATGAAAATCAATTACAACTTCAACCACAACAAGTTACGAATAATATTGTAAGTGGTGATATGATAAATAATAATATAAATAATATTACATATAATATAAATTTAGTATCATATAATAAAGAAGATGAAAAAATAGAGTTTGATAGTAGTCATTTAAAATTAAACGAATTAGAACATAAAATTAGAACAAGAGATCCCGATTCAAGTTTTAAATTATTTTGTGATAAATTATTTGAAAATAAAAATAATCAAATGATAATAAAAAGTAATTTAAGAAACAAATATTCAAATATTCATTTGGGTATGAATATTTGGGAAAAAATATTGGATAATTATATATATCCAATAATAATGTCACATATAGCAGAACAAATGATTATTTTTTTTAATACTAATAATAAAAAATCAAAACAATTAGATGATTATTTACAAATAATGGCATCACTAGGTTATTCAAATTGTAATACAAGTAGTTACAAAAATAAATACAAAAAAAATATTGAACAACTAAAATTACTATTTAATACGTTTAATTAAAAAATGACATTTATTTTTATTTATATAAATTTATAGTCTTTATTTATGTCATCTGTTTTATATAATTGTAATTATTGTAATTATCAAAGTAATAAAAAACATAATGTAAGTCGACATTTCATTAGTAAACATACTAATAAAATTCCCGATAATATTATGACTTCATCTATTACTATAGATAATACTACAAATAATAGTAATAATAGTAATAATAAAAATGAAAATGAAGATGATATACATTATATATATTTAATAAAACCTAGAGAATTTGTAAGAATAAATGAAGATATTTATAAAATTGGTAAATCTAGACAAAAAAACTTAAAAAGAATTACTAATTATCCAAATGGAACTATTCTATTATATCAAAGTAGATGTATAAATTGTGATACAATGGAAAAAAAATTAATAAATATTTTCAAAAGAAATTTTATTCATAGATCAGATATTGGTTTTGAATATTTTGAAGGAGATTGTGAAAAATGACTGAAATAATTTTTACAGAAATAAAACAAGATTATAATAAAAATAATGGTTTTAATTTTACTAATGAAAATAAATGTCGCAAATGTAGTAAAATATTATCATCTAAAAATTATTTAATGAAACATTTAGAAATTTGCAAAGGTGTTTCTAATCCATTAGAATGTCATTTGTGTCATAAAATATTTGCACATTATAATTCTAAATCAGTTCATTTAAAAACATGCAAAGAAAAACAAGTAAAAACTTAAAAAAATGATTTATAAATATCATTTTAAATTTAACATACAATGTTAAAAAAGTGTTATGATTCTTTTTCATTTTGTGATAATTTTGATAATAATGTTAATTTTGATTGTTATAAGTCGCATTTGAAATATAAAAAAGAAGTGGTTTTTTGCCCAAATGGACGAAAAAAATTTATTTATTTAAGAGAAGTATTTATTTTCCTCTTCAAATTATTCTATCTATAGTCTTTATATATGTAGTATGTAAATCAATATAAATATTAATAACTTTATATTTGTTTTGATAATTTATATTTATATTTATCACTATATATTTCAGAAAATCCTCTTTTAGTATAAAAATCATATAAACATTTTGTGTTTACATTATCACCATATTTTCGAACAAAAAGAATAATGGAACTATTATTATTTTTAAATTGTTTTTCAACAAATTCTAAAAGTTTGGTTGCAATACCTTGATTTCTATTTTTTGTATTTACACATAATTGACTAATTAAAATTATTTTATCATAAATATTTATTCCACAAAATCCAATTATTTCATCAGAATCATTTGAATAATATACAACACTTTCATAAGTATATAATCTAGATTCAGGAAATGATAATAAAATAAAATTTGTAAATTTAGATTCTAAATCTTCATTTATATCAGTAAAATTAATAATTTTAATCATATATATATATAAATTATTTTTGTTTGATATAAAAAGCATCACCCCAACTACAACCATTAACCCATTCTGTTTGAATTCTTTTAAATCCATATTGTCCTAAAAAATCATCTAATTCATTAACAAGAGCACAATTTTGATAAACATAATTAGAATTAACTTCAGAATAAATATAATCAATATTAACTAAATAATCTTTCATTCCTTTTAATGCATTTAATTCAGTGCCTTGAATATCAAGATTGATAAAATTAAATTTAATATTATAATGAGAAATAATATCACTTAATAATTTAGTTTTAACATTAAAGGAAGATGTATATATAATATGTGGATATAATTGTTGATGTAATCCGAAATTAAGAATAGAAGAAGATTGACCATTATTAGCAATTTTAAATTCAGTATCAATAATTTCATCATAAACAGTAGCATTTTCAATTAATAAATTTTCATATTTATTTTTACATGATTCAACTTTTTCTGGAATTGCTTCAATCCATAAAATTTTATCTCTTGAAATAATTTCTTCATAATCTTTTAATTCTTCACAGTCATGAGCACCAACATGTAAAATACCAGTAATTTTAAGTCCATAATTATCATAAATATTTTTAAATGGTATTAACATAATAAATAAATATCTATATAAATATCTATATTTATAATTAAAAAATGACTTTATATAAATTTAAAAATAAATAAAAGAAATGAAGTTATTAATAATAATAGGACTTCCAGGAAGTGGAAAAACAACATATTTTAATGAAAATCTAAAAAATAAATATGAATTTTATGATGATTTTATTACAAATATGATAGATGGAGAATTAATAAAGGAAATTAAAAAAAAGGAAAAAGATATTTGTATAGCGGATCCAAGATTATGTAATTATCAAACATTTCAAAAAATCATGAAAATTTTTGAAGAATTTTTAAATAAATCTGAAATTAGATTAATATTATTTGAAAATGATAAAGATAAATGTATTATAAATGCAGAGAAAAGATCATTACGTTTAGTAAAAAAAACAATAGAATTTAATTCAATAATTTATAATCTTAATAATTATAATGATTATGAACATGAAATAATTAAAATTAAGATTTAATTTTTTTAATATAACTGATAATTTCATTTGCAATATCTTCAATTTCTTTATTTTCGATATCAATACAAATTATATTTTTACCTTCTTTTTTTGCTTGTTTATAAGTTTCTTCATGTAAATTATGAATATTTATTAAATAATCAATATTAATATTCATTTCATTTTCTCTACCTCTATCCATAATACGTTTTAAACATTTTTCAGGGGATGAACGAATATAAATATAATAATTAGATTTCCAAATTATATCAGTTTTATCATATAATTCATTTATAATATTTCCTTCTTGAGGATTAACTAAATTATTATTAATCATTGATTTATTAAAAGTATTTCTAATAAAATAAGGACTTCTTTCCATAACAATAATTGAATAATTATCTTTTTCTTGAATCCATGAACGATCTAACCAAACTTTAATTTGAAAATTAAAATATTTTTGTTTATTTAAATATATATCATCTAAAAAAGGTTTCCATTTATCAATAGGTTCAAGATCTACATATATATTATGATTTGCATGAATATAATTTAAAATAGTAGTTTTACCTGCACCAATATTACCATCAATAGTAATAATAGTCATTTATTTTAATTATAATTATTTAATCTTTATTTCAAAATAATTTTAAATTATTTGAAAACATTAAAAATCTTACTAGATGCAACAGTTTTCTTAATAGTGGAAGAAGAAATAGTTCTTTTTGATTCTTGAAGTTTTTTTAATAAACATCCTAAATAACTTTCAATTATTGTGACTATTTTTTTTGTGATTACAGGAGATGCTTTTAAATTATGTTTTGATAATATTTCTGTAATCGCATCAGTCATTGAATTATTTTCAGTTTTTTGTTTTGCTCCTCCAATTTGTGGTCTCATTATACCAGTATTAAAATCAATTGATAATAAATCAGGTGTTATATTAGTAGTAGCATATCTACCACTATCAATACCATAAAATTCTGAAGGAAGAACAATTGATCCACCACCACCTTTAGTTTTTTTAGAAGTATTAGAACTACATGCTTCTACAACATATTTATTTAATAATTCTATAATTTTAGTATTAATTACTTTTGAATTATTTATAAGAGCAATTATAGACGCAATAGATACTATATTAAAAATTATATTTTCAACATATTCACATAAACATTTATAAGCAACATTATCCTTAATAGGAATATTGAATTTTTTACATAATTGTTCTACATATATATTAATATTTTTCATATCTTTTCTATAAATTAAGAAAGAAAAGAAAAGAAATAATGAATAATAATGACAATGATTATAATAAATATATTTTAAATGGATTAGTAAATATTGTTGATAATAATGATACAACATATAAAGTTGATGTTTCAAAACCAGAAATATATAATGAAGGTGTTTTAAATTCTGTAAGTAGATTATATTCTGCTAATTGTTTATCTGAAACTTATTTTTCAAAAAATAATTTAGATATTGTTCAAGAAGGAATAATAAATAGTGTATATAATAAAAGTGAAGGTAAATATAAAATAGGTCGTCAATCTGATCAAGAATTAACTATTATTATGCGTTCGATATATTTTCAATATGGAAAAAATAATAATTATAATATAGTTGAACAAGTTCGAGAATTAAATAGAATAGTTATAAATTGGTGTGTTGATGAAATAATAACAAATATTAATCAATATATGAATTATAAAACAAATATTAGTACTTTACCAATGCCTATGGAAAGAGCACAATTGCCATCTCAAAAAGGAACTAAAACACTTGAAATAAAATCATTTATATAATATAGAAAGTAAAATTAAATGTCTACTGATGAAAGTGAAGTTTCTATAGATATATTAGGTTATATTAAATCTTTTTTTCCATCTTCATCATCTTGTGAAGAAGAAGAAAAAATAAAATTATCCGATTATGATATAACAATTTATACTAAAAAACGAGAAAAAATTTTTTGGGGTACAATTGCAATATGTCTTTTATATGGTATTATAGCATTTTTATTATTAATTGCATGTTATACTTCATATTCAATTAGAAGTATATTATTATCTCGATTTTTACCATTTACTATTGTATTTATGGTAGGAACAGTATTAATTGTATTATATTTATCAAATCAAGTACGTAATTTTAAACCAATTAAAATAGATAGAGCAAGTAATTATAATTCATTAAGTTGTCCAGATTATTGGAGATTAGAAAAAGTTGATGTAGAAAAAACTTCTAATGTATTTGATTCTAATGTTAATCCTATGTTATTTAGTTATCGTTGTGTAATGGATAATAAAATATTTAATAAGGGTGAAATTGCAAAATCTGATAATACTGATTTTAGAATTGCAAATAATAATAATATTCCAGGTGATAAAATTATATCAAGTATAGGTAATAATTTTAATACAAATGAATTTAATTTATATACACCAATTGATGTTATAATGAGAAGTAAAAATACTGAATTTAATAAATATACAGTAAAACAAAATTATTCTCCTCATGAATTAATTAATCATAATTTAATTATGAATAATTATAGTTTAATTAATAATCCTCCTTCTACTAAAGATGAAAATGGTAATCATAAATATTCATTAACTTATCAATATAATATTGATAATACAAATAAAAATGATGCAGAAAAACAAAATATAAGACCAATAAAATATAAATTAACAGATATAACAACTGAAAATAATGATCCAACGAATAATGCAAATAAATATTTAAATATGGATTTAACAGTTAATACACAAAAAAATGAGATATCATATAATTTTAAACATGGCTCAACAAAAGAAGGTGTAACAAATGGAACATCATTTAATAGAGTTCCAATAGTATGTGATAGAGTATATCCTCTTTATTTAGCAACAGCAGATGATATAAAACATAAATATGATCCAAATTATGATGCAAATTTAAATAGATGTGCATATGCAAAAGCATGTAATATTGCATGGTCAGATTTAAATTGTGAAAAATATGAAGAAAAATAATTATATTTAAAGACAGTATAATAAAAGTTATTTAAACGGATGTTAAAATTATATAAGGGGGATTTACTTTTATTTACAAATAAAGGTTTTAAACAGGCAAGTGAGATAACGGATAATGATTTAATATTAACTTTAAATAAAAACGGAACTTTTGTATTTGATGAAATAGAAAGTATAACAAAGGTTTATAAAAAAAAATATAAATTAAATAAAATAGATGGTTATTTATTAAATGATAATATTGAATTATTAAGTTTAAAAAATATACCATTAAATACAGAATTAAATGAAATAGGTAATTATTTGGATGATTATTATAAAAATTGTGTAGATTATACAAAATTAGGAGAATTATCAGTATTTGATTATTATGGTTTTCCTGTAGCATCAAATGAAATATTAAAATCAGAAATAGATGATATAAGTTTAAGTAAAGAAATGCGTTTTATGGGTTTATTATTAACAGATATGAATAATTTAGATAATATAAAAAATAAAGAAACAATAGAATTTATAACAAATTATCTAACAGATAATAAAATAGAATTTAATATTTTAGAAAATGAAAATAAAAATTTAATTAATTTTAAAATAGATATTTCAAAATTAAATATAATGACATTAAATTTATTATTTTCATTAAATAAAAAAAATTTAATAGATTTTTATTATGGATTAATTGAATTAAATCGTGATATAATTATTCCTCAAACAGATAAATTAACATTTTTAATTATTAAATATACTTGTTTATTATTAGGAATGTCAGTATCAGGTATATATAAAGATACTAAAATTATAATTAAAATTCCCAAAAAAATAACAAATATGTATTATAATTATTTTAATTATAATAAAACAGTATGGATTAAAATAAAATCAATAAAAAAAATTCCTAATTATAATGGAAATCTTTTTTATATTAAATCAAAATCAGGAAATCCTTATTTATCAGATATAGGTATTATTTCATAATTGCTTTAAGTGGTGGGTGATATTTATAATTAATTAATTCAAAATCTTCATATTTTAATTCATCAATCCATTTTGTTTTTTCATTAATTGATAATTTTTTATTATAATCAATTTCTTTTTTAATAATTACTTGTGGTGATTCATAAATTTCATTTGATATTTGTGTTTTTACTTGTTCAATATGTTCATCATAAATATGTATATCACATATACTTATACAAATTTCTTTAACTTTCATATTCATAACTTTTGCTATAATCATTGTTAATAAAGTTGTTGAAGCAATATTAAAAGGTACTCCTAAAAATAAATCAGCAGATCTCATATACATCATACAAGATAAATTATTATCATCTGATTTATAAAAATTATATATTAAATGACATGGTGGTAATGCTTGTTCTTTTAATTGAACAGGATTCCAACCAGATATTAATGCTCTTCTACTATTATTTAATTCAAGTTCTTGAAGAACATATTTTAATTGATCAATTTGACCATTAAAAGACCTCCATTGATAACCATAAATGGGTCCCAAATAACCTTCAGGATAATTATTAAGACCAATAGAATCTAAATATTCACGTGTTGAATTTCCTTTCCAAATATTAATTCCTTTTTCTTCAAGTTCTTTAGAATTAACCGAACCTCTTAAAAACCATAATAGTTCTTCAACAATACCTCTAAAAAATACTTTTTTAGTTGTTAATAATGGAAATGTTTTTCCATTATTAATATTAAATCTCAATAAAGAACCAAAATAAGAATAAGTATAACCATTTCTAGTTTCTTTTCTAATTCCATTTTTTAAAATAAAATTTAATAAACTTAAATATTCTTGTTCATTATTATTATTTTCATTCATATTAAGATTTAATAATAATAAATAATAATTAAATCTTAAGTATTTATTATTTCAATTGGTTGATATTTATTAAATTTATCGATAAATAAACAATTATATTTAATTGTATAAGTTAAATTTTTATCTTTAAATTGATTTCTTAATTTAATACTATCTTTAATTGTTGGTACTAATGCAACACCTATTTTATTTGATGTAAGTACATTAAAATTATCATATAAATAATATATATCAGCATCATCTGTTTTTGCAACCCATAATTCTCTATAATTATTATTAACAGAAAAATTAACATTAATATTAGGATTAGTATTAGAATTAGTATTAGAATTAGTATTAGAATTAATATTAGAATTAAAATTAATATTAGAATTAATATTAGAGTTATAGATATTGGATGTTATAATAAAATTAGAAATATTGGGTTGAATAATAGAAGATGTTTGGGTTTTAAATTCAGTAATATCTTTAATTTTTTTCTTAACATCAACAATTACATTTTCATCAAAATTCATTAATTTAGGTTTATGTTTAAGATAATATGAATAGAAATAAAGACCTCGAGAAGTATAATTTAATTTTTTGGAATATTTTAATAATTCATCTAATGATTTTTTAGAAATATAATAATAAGTTTTTACTTTATAAGAACATATATCACAAACCTTATCAGGTGTATATTTAGTGTCTAAAAGATTATAAATTAATTCTAATCTCTTAGGTAAAATTAAAGTATCTAATTTTTTTCCTTCATAAGCAATAATATCATTAATAATAAATATCCATTTTGCTTCTTTTGTTTTAACCATTTCACCTTCAATTAAAGTATTTTTAAATAAAGAAGATGCAAATAAACCTCTTCCTAATATAATTCTGGGTTTATCATAACCAGTATGAATTTTCATATCAATAAAGTAAATAATTTCAATATCATTATATTTAGTAAAATAAATATAATAACGATTACCATTACTTCTCAAAGACATTAAATGAGGAACTTTTGATAAATGTTTAATATTAGTTTCATCTAATTTAAAATTATGTTTTTGAATAATTCTAATACCATAAAGATTATAAATTTCATCTAAAATTAAATCTTTAGTATTATTACATTTAATATTCCAAGCGACCCTGTCACCAAATGAAATAATTCCTGTTTGCATTAATTATTTTAATTAATATATAAATTTATATCATTTTTTATAAAAAATGATATATAATTATTAAAGTTAATAATTATAATAAGTATGAATTCATTTTACGCTGTTGCAGTAGGTAAAAAACCAGGTATTTATACTAATTGGAATGAATGTAAAGTAAATATTGAAGATTTTAAAGGTGCTATATATAAAAAATTTGCAACAATTGAAGAAGCAACAGAATTTATTGAAGATTATTCTAATACATTATATGTATATACAGATGGTGCATGTAATAATAATGGTAGTAGTAATGCACGTGCAGGAATAGGTATATATTTTTCAAAAGAGAGTGAATTTAATCAATCAATAGAATTAATGGGTGATAAACTTACAAATAATGTTGCAGAATTGACAGCAATAATTAATGCAATTAAAATTATTCAGGGAAATAAAGAATTTAGAAATTTTAAAAATAAAATAATAGTTACAGATTCTGAATATGCTATTAAATGTGCAACTACTTATGGTAGTAAATTAGCAGAAAAAGATTGGAAACCAAAAAAAGATAAAATAATTCCAAATTTAGAATTAGTAAAAGAATTATATGAATTGGTAGAAAAATATGAAATTAAATTTAAACATATATTAGCACATACTGGAAATAAAGATAGACATTCAATTGGTAATTATTATGCTGATTTATTAGCAAATAAATCAATAGAAAATTATGAAAAAGAAGCAGTAATTAAAACATCACCAAAGATTTATTTAAATGTTAAATATGAAAATAAAGATGATGCTAAATCAAAAGGTGCTAGATGGGACCCTAATAAAAAACAATGGTATATTTTTGATGACAATAAAAATAAAAAAGAATTGTTAAATAAATATAAATAATTTATTTTTTATCATTAATATCATTAATATCATTAATATCATTAATTTCATTAATATCACTAATATTACTAATATCACTAATATTACTAATATCACTAATGTCACTAATATTACTAATTTGACTTAAAGAATCATCATTAGTATCTTTTAATAAATTTATATTTTTATATTTATCATATAACTGTAACCCAATTGTTATCATATCAATATTATATTTATTTTGTATTTCATCACCAATACTAAAAATTAAAATATATTTATAATATTCGTCACCTTTAAGTTTATATTTAATAATTTGATTATTGAAATAATTAGGAATAAGAGAATTTGCAATTAATAAAAAATTTAATATAACATTATTTTGAATTGCTAAAATATTATAATAAATATGTCTATAATAACTCATTATATATTTAATAACTTATTATAAAAAATGATTATATATTTTAAATAATTTACGATAGATAACAATTGAAAAATGATGGATGATATTAGATTATTTTTTAAAAATATTGCAAAAAATCAATATAAATTATCAGTTGCATATAGAGAAGGTTATAATTTATATAAATATAAATTTTCTGATATAGAACTATTATTTAAGGAAGAGGAAGAAAAATTAACATTAACATATAATAAACAAAATTATGATAATTTTAATGAAATTCAATTAATATTATTTGATATATTTGATTATAAAAATATAGAATATATTGACATATATTTACAATTAAAAATTGAAAAATCAATAAATAAAGCAAGAATAGAAGATATTTATAATGATTATTATGATGATATAAATAAAGAATTTATATGTATTAGACATATATATATAAATTCAGAATTAGAAAAAAAAGAAAAAATAATAAAACTTAAGTTTCAAGTAATAGGTGAAACAGAATATAAATTATTTTATAATAATGAAACAATTATAGGTTTTGAGGAGATTCTAGCAAAGTTAAATCTGCTTTTTTAAGTTCAATACTATGTTTTTTAAATATATTAGTAATATATGAATATGCATCATTTATTTGTTCAAATGAAACACCACCAGTAATTAAAACACTACCACTTTCAAAAATTGCAACAGTAATTTTTTTACAATCATTTTTGCCATTTCCACTACCTTTTCCAAAACAATTTTCTGAACAATTACAAATACCATCTTGATGTTCTTTAATTTTATTCCAGAAAAATTCTAATTTAACACCATGATATTTTCCGGGTTCAAAACTACATTTATTATTATAATCATTACTAATAAGAATTTTATGTAAAATTTTACGTCTAATAATAAATTTGTCTGTATGTTCAGGATTACAGAAACTTTTAAAATCTGTATTAATCATTCTAATATGAAAATTAGTAAAACCAATTTTTGATTCAAAATCTTCAGTTGCGGTAATTTTAGGATTAATTTTATAAATTCTATTAATTTCATCAATAACTTGATTAACAATTATATTTACATCATCTTTATTTTTAACACCAGTAATTTGAATATTACCATTTTTAAATATTTTTAAATTAGGATAATTATCTGCTTTATATAACACAGTAACTTGATTATCAAATGATGCTTTTTTTGTAGTATTTTTTACATTTCTTTTTTTTTTAGGATAAAAACCTCTTTTATTTTCACCTTCACTTATTTTTGGATAATAAATCCAAATAAAATTAGATTTATTATCTATATTAAAATTATTATATAAAATTATTAAATCAATATTTATACCTAAATCAACATTACATGTAATAGTACTTACTTTATATGGAGTAAAATAAATTTCCATTTTTATTTAAATCTTTTTAACGATATATAAAGAATTCAAATCTTTAAATCATTTTTTTTATTTACGACTAATTTTATTAAGATATGAAGTATTTAGAATTTCACTAGTGCTATTAATAGCAATCATAGGAGGAATATTTAACATATAAGTTTTATCATTATTTAAATGTGCATTTCTAAATTCTTCAATTGTTAAATTTCCACCAAACATTTTTAATAAATATCTAGATGGTGCTGGTCTAATAATATCTTTTAGACCACATCTAATAGCAATCATTTGAATCCAACTATTAATTTCCCAGACTTTATCACTTCCAGAATTTATAGAAAAATTATAAGCATTTACACATTGTAATGAACAAAAAGATCCGATTATGTAAAATGTGTCATTTAATGTATCATAATTATAAGGTAATCCATAAACATTATCTATAATATGATGACAACACCAATGACAATGAGAATTAATTTTATTTTGTGATGGGTTATAATGATTTTTATCAAAATAAAATTCATTATCACAAGAAATATCAGAAACATCATTTATAAAATAACAATTATTTTCATATGGTGTTGGTTCTTCAACAATTTTATCTTCATTTTTATCATTATTTATAATTAAATTAATTTTTGTTTGTGATATTGGTATTTGAATAACAACACCACTTGAATCATTTTCTTTAATCATAGAATCAATTATATTTTTTTTTGTTGTTTTTTTAATTGTTTGTTCTGTTATAACTTTTTTTCTTGGCATATTAAAATAATATAACGCGTTATTTTCTTATATAATTCATTAATTTTTCTTTAATAATATTTTTAATGTCTGAAACATCTAATTTAATATTTGAATTAATTTTATTAGTATTATTATTTGTATTAGTATTATTATTAGTATTAGTATTAGTATTAGTATTAGTATTAGTATTATTAATTTGACAACTAGTACATTTAGCACACGTTGATTTAAGAGATATTACTTCTGACTGAAGATTAATCATAGATTTAATAAAATAATAAAAGGTAATAATCATTATAATAAAAACAATAAATAAAGTTAAATCCATTATTTATTATTAATAAAAAAATTAAGATGAAAATAAATATGCAACATTACCATTAATATATCTTAATATATTTATACCTCTAACATAATAATTCATTCTAAAACTATATTCATATGGCGATAATTTACCAAATTTAATTAATTTTTGATTTATGAATGAATTGTCTCTATTATTTGTAAAAATATCTAAAGAAGTTTCAATACTACCACAATCAACACTACCGGATGGTTGATATTTATCTGGAAATAATGCATATGAATAACAATAAATACCTTGTTTAGGTATATTAGCATGATGTTTATATGGTTGAATTAAATTAAAGAAATTATAATTATTTTCATCGACTCTTTCAATAGATTTATTATACATAATACGTGCTTTACTCATAATAGGATTATCATTATTTTCTGGAATACTATTAGTATAATTAAGAGGTGTATTAAATTTAAAATAATCATCACGTTTAACAGTCCAAATAATTTCTTTAATATGCGTATTACATTTCATAAGAACAACTGAATTTAATAAATTATTACCAGGTGTTAAAGTATAATCAGAACTAATAAATATTTGATCCATAACAATATCTAATGGAGAAGTAGTTTGTAATAAAGTTCTTTCATTATTATCTAAATAAATATAATTTGCTTCAATATATGGATTTAATTCTTTAGTTTTAACAAACAAATCAAAATTTATTTTATTATCTGGATATAAATCATTATAAAAAGTAGGACTAATATACATATTTAAATCACTTGAATAAACTTGATATAAATTTTCAATTTCTTCTAATGTAATTTCAATAAAAATATTATTAGTAACTCCATCAACAGCAATAATATTTGTTAATAATAGTCCTAATGAAGGATTTTTAGTTAAATTAAAAGATAAAGGAACTATAATTTCTCTTCCTTTAATAGAAGGAATATTATTATTTTTATTTCCAGATGGATATGTATTAAAGAATCTATTATTATTAACTGTAATAATAGGAACATCCATTTTAGGGTCAGTATAAGCACTTAAATTTCCAGTAAGTTTATTATAATTATCTTTTAAATTTTCAGTTAATTCATTAGAAATAACTAACCATTCACCTGTAATAGTATCAATTATTATATTATTAATCCATAAATCAGCACGTTTAATTAATAATGTACCATAATTAGGAATCCATCTAAATTTATATTTATCATTTGAATAAATATCAGGTAATTCATATCTAAAGTAAAAATCTGTAACCATATCAGCGTTATTTTTATTAATAGGACATCTAAATTTATTATTATCTCTATTTAAATAAGGTTTTGTATTAAAAATTAATTTTATTGTTTGCATTGCAAAGTTTGTATGTTTTTTATATGCAAATCTAAAATAACTAATATCGGGATTTTTAATAATATATTCACTTCTATTACTTTCATTAGTTTTAACTAATTGTGCTATAACACCTATACCCATTTTTTTAATAAATATTAATATTAATATAAATATTTATATTTATATTAATAATAAAAAATAAAAAAATAAAAAAAATAAAGAATATAAGATTTAAATTGATCGAACAGGCATTACATTACCATTATCACTATCATATAAATCTTTATTAAATTTATTACCAACATTAATTGATTTAGGATTAACAATAGAAATTGGTTTAACATATTCAGTATTAAATTTACGAAGATAAAGATTAGTTACATCATCTGCAGTTAATGCATAATTAAAATAAGATAAATCTGCCATTTTTAAAGGAACATCTTGTGTAATATCATCAGTTTCAGTAATTTTATTTATAGGAGCTTTAACATAGTGTTCTGATATACCCTCAAAATGTTTATATGGATTTATATATAAATTACCAACATTTTTTTTCATAACAGTTGAATAACTATCAGTACTTGTTTCAGATGCTAAATCATTATTTAATGTTGAACGATTAGAAATTAAGGTTGCATTTAAAAATACTTTACAATTAGTTCTATTTACAAATAATTCATCTTCATTAGTAGGTATTTCTTGCATAACTATAGTAATCATATTAAAAGTTTTATTAAATAAACGATTATCCATTTCTTTAACACCTAATTTATTTTCAATATTATCATATAAATTTGTTATTTTACAATTTTTTTTGCTAGAACTTGAATTAAATGTATCAGGTGTATTAATATTATTATATTCAACAACTAAATGACTTCCATCATTACTTAATTTAACTAATGGATTTTTAACAAGTAAATATTTTAGTGGGTTACCAACTTTTGATTTAGTATCACAACTATATTCAAATTGATTATAATTAATTAAATTTCGCAATCCCTTATAAAAAAGTACAATATATTTATCTTTACTAGTTCCATCAATAAAATAACTATTTGGATTTTTAACATTATAATATAACCAAAAATTATATGAATATTCTGCACCTCCAGTTTGATTAACAGATGGATTAATATCTAAATAACGCGGATCAAAACGATTCATAGTATCAACAGTATAAGTAGGTTGATCAAATTCATAAATACCATCTAAAATTTTTGTTTCTTTTTTATTAGTATTATAAATTTTAATAGATTTAATATATTCATTATCATATATTGAATATGCAAGAAAAGCCATTATTAATAATAATAAAATTGCTAATATTACTTGAATAATTATGTCTAACATTTCTATTTAATTATATATATTTTTATATTTAACTAATTTTATAAATCGGATTTCGCAATCCATAATTTGCTAATCCGAGTTTTCCTAATAAACCACCAATTGGTCCTTCATAATAATTATCAAATATATCTTGTTGATTTAATTCAAAATTAAAAGTTGTTATTTTTGAAATTAAACCTGAAAATCCAGGACCTTCAGTTAAATCAGAAGAATTACCACCAATAGTTAAAAAACCATCAATATTTAAATCTAAATCTCTATAATCTTTAGTAAGTTGTTTTAACTTAGTTGATTGTTTTTCTAATTCACCAGTACTACTCATATTAACTAAATCACCATCAACATATGCATACATATAACTTTTATATGAATTAGCATTACAAACAACAGCAATATGAACCCAACGTTGAAGAGGAACATAAGGAATAACTATTCCAGATTTCATAAAAGTATTTAATATACCATCATTATTTAATTGAGTATATGTAATATCTAAACTACCATCAAAAGTAGTTGCTAATTTAGCAAAACGAATATATAATGAATTATTTTGTTTATCAAGGAAGATATAAGGGGAACATTTACCAATTTTAATATTTTCTTTATCACGTGCTACATTAAATACATTTTTATATAAACTGCGACCAACATTTAAATCATGTAAATAAATCCAGAAAGTATAACTACGTCTTTCACCATTACTTGACTTATCAAATTTAAATGCATATTTATATTTTTGATTACATAACAAAGGTTTTAGTGTTTCATTTGCCACAACTTTAGCTAATGAAAATATTTTAGCAGTAATAATATAATAAAGAGTCCATGCTAATCCAATACATACAATAACAACGATAATGAGACCAACATAAATAGATTTATTATTAAACATACCATTAATTGAATTACTAAGTGAACTAGTTAAACCACTACCCATATTAGATATACTACCGATTGAACTAGTTAAACCACTTAAAGGGCTAGAACTTCTAGACAAAAAATTCATTTAATTATCTATATAATATTAATAAATATATTTTCTACTAATTAAGGTTAGGTGGTAATTTCCTATAAATTGGAATGGAAATGATTTATTATAATTAGATTTATTAGTTTTTTTTTGTAAAGAAAGATAACTTAACATTTTTGTGAAATTGTTTAATCTAAGATTTTTTAATTTTTTATTAGGAATATTGAATAGACCTTGAATTATACAAATAAAAAATTCTATACCAATTTCATTATTTTTATTCATAATAACATCAAAATAACATAAATTCAATAAAAAATTTTTATAAAAAAGTTCTTTATCTTTTTTAATACCTCTCCGATTATTATATAATTCAATTATTAAATTTTCATGAAAATTTAAAGGAATTAACCATTGTTCTTTACTTATAATTCTTCTTAAATTATTTCTATTGAAATTATTAGAATACAAATCATCAATAACTAATATTTCATCATTATGATTATAATAAGTATTTGTTACTATTCTAATAGCATTAGAAAGATTAAAATTAGAATCATTAGTTAATTTATGTATATCTTTAATATTAATATCAGATTTATATAATTTTAAAATTTCAAAAATTTCATTATCGGACATTTTAGGAAATTCAAATGATAAACATTTTTTTTTAATATCACCTAATTTTTTACCAATATTATAATTAATAATACAAATAATAGGAATGTGTTTTAATTTACCAGTATTATTAAAAATAAAATTATAAAGACTAATATTAATAGTATTATCTAATGATAATAAAATATCAAAATCATCAATAATAATAATTTTTTTTTGTGTATTATTAGTTAAAATTTGAATTAAAGATGAAACAAAATTTTTAAATAATAAATCAGTTAATTGTGCAGAAGAACAACAATTAAAACTATCAATATTAAAAATAAATAAATCTAATTCTTTACAAATATTATTAATAGTAAAAGTTTTACCAATACCACTATTACCATTTATAAAGATACAAGAATTAAAAGATAATTTTTTATTTAATTCATAACTTTTTATAATCCAGTCACTAATTATATTCATTAAATTATTAAATAATTATTAAATAATTATTTTTATAATAAGATAAATATAATAAGATAATAAAGCAAAAATAGGATAAATAATATCAAGTGTAATCATTGTTTTATTTGAATAATTCCTTAAATTACCTTCTTTATTAAACATAATAGATGGTTTAAATATAAATAATAAGAGTAAAATTAATATATATATTAATATAGGTATTAGTATCATAACTATTATTCTATAAATTAATTATAGAATAAATGATAGGTAAATTAATAATTGTAACATTTATAATTATTATTTTTGTAGTATTTGTTACATATCAAATTGAAGATTTTTCAAATAAAAATTATACAAATAGTGAAATAATACCTAAAGAATATATAAATTTTTATTCATATTTACCATATGATATAATTAGTAAAAATAAACAAAATAAAATATATGATTTTGGTAATGATGAATTAAATGAATTATTTAGACAAAAATTTAAAATAAATCATTCAAAAGTAATAGCATTAATTGAAGGTTTATCATGGTCTAAATGGTCACAAATAAATGAATTAAATAAATCAAGAAAACTGTATAATTATTATATGAATGTAATAGAAGATTTAAATATAGCATTAAAAGATCCAATATTTAAAATTGAAAATACATCATATATAATAATAAAACATTATTTAAATAGATATAAAGTAGCACAAGAAAATAATAATACATATATATTAGAAATAAGTGTTTTAATATATAGAGATAAAAGACCACTAGCAAAACATTTAAAAGTGTTATGTTTATGTAATAATGTTTATACAAATTTTTTAATGGTAAAAGTAGTAGGTGTAGTTCCAGAATGTCAATTACAAACGACTATAAGTAATTATAATATTAATAATATAAGTGGAAATTATAGTTATTTTATACCAACAGAATATATTAATTATGATTTAAATAGTTATATTTATGATACTAATGATAAATTAGATAATTCTCAAGTTGAATTAACATTATATTATAAATTACTTAAGGATTTAATATAAATAAATATTATATTACTTATTATCAGAAAGATGTCTTATTTTGAATATACAATTACAGGAGAATTAACACCGGAATATGATGAAAAAACAAAAGTATTTCTAGAGAGAATTACTAATGGAACGGCATTTTATAATCTTTCAAAATATTGGGATGAGGAAGTAACATCAGAAAAAAAGAATAGAACAATTGTATTAACAACACCAACTAATATGTGGATATATTTATATGATATGATAAAAGGATTAAATTTGTCACTTGTTGGACATTATAAACAAAGAATTATTTAACAAATTTATTCCATTCAGATTTAATATTTTCCATTATTTTTATAATTTCTTTAGAATTATCGATAAAGAATTGATTAAAAATTTTAATATCATTAGTAGATAATGTAAATCGAACAATTAATCGATTAATTAATGGATGTGGACAGATATAACCAACATATGAACAATCATACCCTTTATATTTTTCATTATTTCTAACATATTTATTATGAAGTAAAGATTGAATTAAATTACCTAAACTATCATCTTCATCATCAATTTGAAAATTATATGAATTTTCACAACTAGAGACAGTTTCAATAGGAATTTTATTTTCATTAAGATTAATAATAAGATTTTCTAATTTTTCGATAATAATATCAATAGCTTTTCTAAATAAATATTTATAAGATAAACCATTAATAGATTCTAATTGAAAATTAATTTTTGAAGGATCACCAAATTGATTTTTAAAATAACCTCTTTGAGTATCTAAAATATTATCTTTTTTTTGTTTAGGATCTTCAATAAAAAAGAAATTAGCTAAAGAAACTGGTGAAAAAGAAGCATGAGTTTTAGCAGTTCTTTTAATAGCAGTTGCAATAATATGAAGTTGTTCACCTGGTCTAAGACGAGTAATAAGAATATTAGAATTAGAAATTTTATTAGAAGGAAATATTTTAGCTAACTCTATTTTAGATAATTCTTTATCTTTATAAGTACCTTTAAAATCATTAGTAGTAATATTAATAGTTTCATTATTTTTATTTATAATATCAAATTCAAATTTATAATCTCCATCTTCATAATTTTCTGTAATTTGTTCAGAAATATGAAGTGGTATTAATCCAATTCTATGAATCATAAATTCATTATGAAGTGGTCCAGTGTTTAATGGAATTTCTACAGTTGGTTCTTCTTCACCATAAAAACCAATAACAGGGATATCAGATAAAATTATTCTTCTAATTGAATTGATAATAGCAAGATCGATATTATTAATTTCAAATGAGTGTCTTTCTGCTTTATTATTATAATTGTAACTTGAAAACATTTTTATCTTTATTTATTTAAAATATTAATAATTTTTATGTCATTTTTTTAATTTTTAATTTATAATTTATTAAATAAATGATTTTATTTTATAGTGATAGTTGCCAACATTGTTCTGTATTATTAGATACAATAAAAAGACATGATACAAAAAAAATGATTAAATTACTTTGTATAGATACACGAATTCCATCAATTAAAAATAAAATTTCTAAAGTACCTGCATTAATGTTTCTTCCAAATAAAGAAATTATATATGGAAAAGCAGTATTTGATCATCTTTTATTACCAAATAGAGGTATTTTATTTTCAAGTAATAGTACTCGTGATAAATCTGATATAAATCAACATTCATCATTAAATGCACCAATACCATTAAATAATCAAACAGAATTAAATGAACCTTTAGCATTTTCATTAGGGAGTATAATGAGTGATAAATTTAGTGATATAAATGATGATAATGTAAATTCAATAAATTTAAATAATAGTAAAGTTTATGGATGGGATTTAATAACAAATGATAATCAAAATAAACCACCTATTCAAGAAATAGGAGGTGGTACAAATACACGTGAAAATAAATCTGATAAAAAATTACCATCAATTGAAGAACTAACAAAAGAACGAGAAAATCTATTTAAGGATATTAAATAATTTTAAATATATATAAAAATAATGAGTTCATCAATAATAATCTTTAACCAATATTATTATGATCTATTAACAAAAATACGAACTATAGCAAAAAAACATAAAGAACATTCAACAACAGCGACTAAAGTTCTTGATATTGTGAAGGATAATTATAAAGAATTTGATAAATCCTCAAATGATTATGTGACATTTTTAAATGAAAATTGTAATGAAGAATTTTGGAAATCATATATTGATGTATCTAAAGAAGATAGTGATGATTGGTTAAAAAAAGATGAAATTAAATGTGTGTGTATTTTTAAAAATATTACAATTGCGGATATAACAAAACTTCTTCGTGATAATTTTATGTGTCATCATTATTTAAGTGTATTATATATATTTAAAAATGAAATGACAGATGAAACAGCAAGTGCAATTCTTAAGGTTTTACAATCATTTGATGAAAATTTTGAATTAGAAAATGAAAATTATAAGAAAATAATTGAACGATTAAATTCATTAAAAACGGATAGAGTTAAAGCGGATTCTAATTTTGAAGGAATGGATAATTTAAAAGATACTACTATTGGAAAAATTGCAAAAGAAATAATTGATGATGTTAATATAGATAAACTTAAACAATCTATATATAATAATGAAGGAGATATTTTTAAAGCACTTGCTAATCCAGAAAATGGTTTAGGAGAATTATTTTCAACAGTTGGTTCAAAAGTAACTGATAAAATTTCATCAGGTGAATTAAATCAAGATACTATTATGAAAGATGCTATGAAATTTGCATCATTTATTCCATCAATGTTTGGAAAAGGAGATGGTGGTGAAGGAGGAAGTTTTAGTATGGCAGATATGATGAAAATGATGAGTGCAATGAATACAGGAATGGCACCAGGAGGTGGAGGAAAAAAAACAAAAACTGCAATAAATAAACAAGGATTAAAAAATATGGCGAAGAAGGCAGAACTCCAGAAAAAATTGGCAAACAGAAAAAATAAATAAATAATTCTTTTCAATTATTCTATTAGAAAAAACTATGATATTTAAAGATAAATTATTATTAATTTCAGGTTTCATTTTATTTATATCATTTATAGCAACATTGATATTTAGAAATATTGCATTTTTATTATTTGCAATAATAATAACAATATTTTTATTTTATATATATCTTTATAATAATGAAATAAAAACAAAAATAAAAGAAAAATTAAATAATCAACATAGAGATATAATTAAAAATAAAATTTGTGTAAAACCAACAAAAGAAAATCCATTTATGAATCCAAATATATTAGAAGTTAGTAATTTAAATTATACAGCATGTGATATTAATAATACAAAAATAAGAAATGGTATAGATGATTATTTTAAAACTCCAGTTTATAAAGATGTTATAGATATTTATGATAGAAAATTTTCTGAACGTCAATTTTATACAATGCCTGCAACTACAATACCTAATGATCAAGAATCATATATAAAATGGTTATATTCAAGGGATAAGACTTGTAAAGAAAATAATGGAGAACAATGTTATTATAATATAATGTAATTATTAAATAGATATAATGGAACAAACAACTTTTTATGATTTTCAAAATAATTTATGTTCAGATAGTTGCTGGTTAGATTATAAAAATAGTGGAAATGAAAAAATAATGAATTATAAAACTTATGATAAATCTTCACAATTAATTCCATGTGAAGAACCAAATGTAAGAGTACCACAATTTATGTTAGATCATCCTAATTTAAGGGGTCGTGCTGGATATGGATTATCAGACCCTTGTTTAGTTGATATATATAGTGAATTAGTAAAAAATGATGATATGATGACAAGAGATAGATGTAGAATACAATTAACTAAAAGAATATTTACAGGTGTACCACAATTAAAAGGATGTGAAATAGATATAGATAAGGAATTAGATATTTTATCAGGAACAGATACAACATTTAAAATAAGTGGTTGTAAAAAAAGATTAATGGAACTTCAATTAAAACATCCAATACCATTAGTTGATTGTATGAAAGATATTCAAAATCCTGAACATATTGTTCCAATTTGGACAAATGGCGGTGAAGATACTCGTTCATATATAAATCGTTTAAATTTTAATAAAAATAATTATCAATAATTAAATATTTATTTATAATAGATAGAATGAGTTTTAATAGAACTAAATATGATAATTGTTCTTATGCAACAGACTTAAAAACAAATGTCGAAACTTTAAGTCATATATTATCTCCTTATAGATATGAACATAAAGATAAATGTATGCATCAATTAGGGTTTGTTGGTGGTACTTCTGTTTCTCATATTCAAGGAAATTTAGTTGATTTAGATAGTGAATTACGTGGACAAACAAGAATATTAACAAAATGTCCATCAAATAAATATATACCATCTGATGATAATGTTGTAAAAAATGATAGAACAGAACCAATTGATACAAATATGAAACATTTACCAAGTTGTCAATCTATAATGTATCGTTCAATACCTTTACCTCCGCCAATGAAAATAAATAATTGTTAAGTTTTTTTTATTTTTATTCTAATAGAAGAATAATCTAATGTTAAATGCAAATGATACAAGAATGAGATATGATAGTGGTTCATATCAAGAACAATTAGAACGTTCAGTATATCCTGGTATTTATAGATTAAATACACCATATAATGATTGTACTGATTGTAGTCAATATGTTCCTAATGATCCTACAATAAGATATCAAAATTATGGTCATAATAGTTGTAGTATGAAAAAAGCAATAGATGATTCAAGTGAATTATATGGATTAAATTATAAAAATTCAAAATGTAATGATGATGCATATATGCCAAATAAATATATTTCAACAGGATGTATACCAAAAGTTGATAATGATATTCGTAAATGTAGTACTCCTACTGAATCAACTCGTCTTTCAAATCCACCATGTACTCTTAAAGAAACAGGAATAAATCGTTTTGATCCATTATGTTGGGATCCACAATCAAAAGCATTAGAAACATTTGATAGAATAGGTATAAATTATAGAATGGTTGCTAAAGATAATCATACACCATTAATAGAAGAACAAGATTGTCAAATAAAATTTAATCCAACTAATAATGTAAATCTTAAATATTCAGATGAATTAAATAAATGGAGTGAAATTTATAAAGAAAATAAGTCATATTCACCTGGTTATCCATTACCTCAAGCAAATCTTAATTTAAATTGTAATAGAAATTTAACTTCATGTAATTAATAAAAATTGGAAATTAAAATTTATTTTTTTATTATCTATAGAAAAATGGAAAACGAAGAATTAGATGAAATAGAATATTATGAAATTGTTACATTAGAAGAAATCAGTAAATTTGATTCAACATTTGTTGCTTTTTCTAATGAAGAAATTTATAATAATCTATTACAATTCTTTAAACCTGATAAGATAAAAGCAAGAAATTATTTAACTCTTTTTACTGAAATTATAAATAGACAAGTTGCTAAAACAGATACAAATAATTTTATTGTTGTTGCAAATGCAAAAAGAGGTGATTTTTCAGAATATGAAATTGAAGATGAAGACACACAACAAAAAATTAAATCTGTTTTTATGATAAATGAATTTGTTAATAAAATTAAAGATAGTAATAAAATAGATATTAAATCTGCTATTAAAAATAAAAATAAAATTTGGTTTCCTTTAGTTTATGATGAAAATACTTCAATAAATATTACTTTTAGACCAACTATTACAACTATTATTGAATTAGGTAAAAATGATTATTATATTATTTTTAAAGATGATGAAAGATATATTCCAATTATGAGTGTTTATTTTTATGAACCAATTGTTCATGATAATAATAATTTAAATGAAAAAATTGTTAGTTATTTAATAACTTCTAGACAAAAAGGAGAATTATTAAATATTTCCGATTATAAATCTTTTGATGATTTAATTTCAAATTATAAAATTAAATTACCATTAGAACAAATTGATGAAGATGAATATAATTATTTATCTTTAAATAATTTATTTAAAAAATATAATAAAAGTCTTGATTATATTAATAAAGACGATTTTTCATTATTAAAAAATCAATTACAAATTTTAAATAAAAAAGAAAAACGTTCAAATATTGTATATAAAACTATTAAAACAACACCAATTAAATTAGAAAATACTAGATTTTTATTCTTTTCTATTTTAAAAAAAACATTTAATCTTATTGATATTACTCTTAAATCTGCTAAAAAAATTCAAAAAGATTTAGATGATATTAAAGGTGAAAAAAATATAATACAAGAATTACCAATGTATAAAGATTTATCATTGTTAATATTAAATATTAATAATGATAATTATTCAGATGTAATTAAAAATTTAAGAGAAATTAGAAAAAATTTATCAATTGATAATTGTACAAATGCACTTGAAAATTATTTAAAAATTAATATGCAAGATATTAATCGTCATTTTGAAAAATTAGAAAATAAATTTAATTTATTAACAAAAAAATATAAAGATTTATATGAAATAAGTTTTAATTTTGAAAAAGATGAACATGAAATTAAATTAGCAACTGATATTAGTAATTATGAAGGTTTTGATACTGAAATTAAAAAAGAAATTATAAATGAGACCTCTAAAATTGATGATAATGATTTTGAATTTGATTTTGATAATGATGAACAAGAACAATTTAAAAATATTGAATTAAATAAATATTATAATAAATATAAAAATGAAAAAGGATTTACTGAAGTTTTAAAAATTATTTTACCTTTAACACTTGAATTACATAAAAGATGTCGTCTTCCAATTAATTTAGATATAATTTGTAGTCATTTATTAAATATTTATAGTGGTATTCCTGAAAAATATATAATTATTAGTCAAAAATATAATGGTAAATATGATGATAATTATTGTAAAGAAGAAGCACAAAAAACATTTGAATATGTTATTAATTCAGATGATAGTGATAATAAATTAATAGAAGCAAATGTTGAATATATGAATAATATATTTAATATGATGTATGATATAATATGTAAATGGTCAATTGAATTACAAAATCAATTATTAGAACATACATTAATATATGCAAAAGATTTTATATATGTAAATTGTATAGATTTATGGAATGAATATGGAGCACCTTATAAAATGGATGCTAAAGATGGTATTCTTCATTATATAACATGTATATTTAAAGATATAATAAAAGAAGAATATGAAAATATAGATTTAAATGAATATATAGAATTTGATGGTAAATATAAAACTAAAATATTAGAAAAAATAAATGAAAATTATAAAAATGATTTAGATAAATTTAAAGAATATAATGAAAAACATGGTGAAGTTATTAAAGTTAAAAAAGGTTATGAAGCACAGAAAAAATTAGTTAAATTTTTACAAGAAAAGAAATATGATAAAGATGAATTTTTTGATACTTTTATAGAATCTCTTTTATATTATCCATCTGTAAAATTTAAAAAAATTCATAAATATTTATTAGGTTGTTGTTTAGAAAAAATAGATAGTGATTTTTCAAATGATAAATTTTTTAAAACAAATAGAACTGATTTAGAAAAAGCAAAATCTAAATATTCAAATGATCGTGTTTTAAATAAAAAAAGATATTTACGTTTTCATTTATCAAAACCTGAAAAACTTCCCAAAAAAACAGATTTTATAGGTATTAAATATGAAAGTTTAGAATATCCTATTTATGATATACCTTTAGAAAAATGGTTTAATGAATTAGATGATACTACTATTTTAACTAAATCAAATATAAATGATATACGAACAAAATTAAAAGAAACATATGATTTAAATATAAATGAAACATTAAATTTAATAAATAAAGATTTATTTAAATTAATTAATGGAAATAAAGAATATTTTTATTTTAAAAATTATAGACAATTATTAATTGCTATTTCTGTTATTTTATATAAAACTTTAAATACAAAAGCAATGAATATTATAGAACGTATAAATAAAACTATTTTAGTTCTTGATAATTTAAATTCTATAATTAATGATGATAATAGTGTTAGAATTAATCAAATACAAACAATAATAATAATAAAAGCATTTTGTTTACCATCATTTCCAGATAATAAAAAAAATATTAAATTAGAATCATATTTAAATATTGATATTAATAAACAATTATTTATTGATATTAATAATGAAATTATTAAAAAAATTAAAGAAATAATAATTGGTAGTAAAATGCCTAATAAAGATGAAATTAAAAAATATATTGATGATTTTCGTGAAGATAATAAAAATAAGGTTTTACAAAAATATCAAAATAAATCTATTGATGAAAAAAAAAATATTAAAGACCTTAAAAAGTTTGGTTTAGATATTGATATATTAAATGATTTAGATGATAAAGATATTATTAAAAATAAAGAAAAAACTGATGAAGAAAAAGATGCAGATTTTGAAAATGAATATGTTAAACAAACGGAAGATGATGATAATTATGATGATGATATAAATGCTGAATATAATAATTTAGATTATAATGATTTAGGATTTATTTATTCAAAATAAATTATTACTTTTTATTATTGTTTTTATTATTGTTATTTTTTTGTTATTTATCTATAATAGATATGGATTATATTAGAAACGAAACACCATCTATGGATAATATATATAATTCTGATTATTATAATAAAACTAAAAATTATGAATTAAATTTAGCAAATAAATCATATGAAAAATCTAAAAATCCTTTTCAAACAGGTGTTGTTCCTTTACCTGCATATTCTGATATGTTTATGGAAACATCAGAATATAATAATAAAAATGATAATTATATACATAGTTTAACTGGAAATAAAATAAAAGTTCAAGATTTTAAACATGGAAATATGCAACAATTCTTAACAAAAGGTGTTACACAATCACGTGATTTAGATAATAATCCCCAATTTAGTGATAAATTTGGTTATAATGATTTTAAAATGAAAAAAACTGAAGTTGAAACATTTTTTCAACCTACTACCGATAATAGTTATTTAAGAGGTGCTCCTGATCCTAGTCAATTTTTATTAGATAGAACAAATATAACTGAAAAACAAAATAATTTTAATCCAATTCAAAGTATTCGCGTTGGTCCCGGATTAAATAAAGGTTTTACATCTGAAGGTACTGGCGGTTTTCAACAATCTGAAACTCGTAATTTTATACAACCAAAATCAATTGAACAATTAAGACCTAAAACAGACCAACGTTGTTCTATTTTTGAAATACCTGTACAAGGACCCATTAAAAATCCAATTGATAAAAGAGGGTTTGTTACTCCTTTTGCTAAAAATAAACCAGAAACTGTTTATAAACAAACTTGTGATAATTGGTTTAAAGGACAATCTTATTTAAAAAAAGATACTGTTAGACCTGAAGAAAATCTTAAAGATACTACTAGAATTGGAACACATAAAGATTATTATGGACCATTGAAAACACAAGATGAATTTATAAATCCTAATGAAGATTATGGTAAAAAATCTATTATTGTTTATAATACTGAAAAACATGAATTAGCAAAAGTTGCAACACCTGTAGCGAATTTAACATCAATTATTAAAGCAGTTGTTGCACCTATAACTGATGCTCTCAAAATTACAATGAAAGAATATTTTATTGATTCTGTACGTTCATATGGTAATGCTGTTCCACAAATTCCTGAAAAACAAACAACTTATGATCCAGATAATCATATTATGAAAACTACTGTGAAAGAGACTACTATTCATGATAGTGAAAATCTTAATTTAACCGGTGATAAAGAAACTTATTCTGCTTTATATGATCAAGCAAAAACAACTACAAAAGAAACTACTATTCATGATAGTGAAAATCTTAATTTAACAGGTGATAAAGAAACTTATTCAGGACTATATGATAATGCAAAAACAACTACAAAAGAAACTACTATTCATGATAATGAAAATCTTAATTTAACCGGCGATAAAGAAACTTATTCTAGTTTATATGATCAAGCAAAAACAACTACAAAAGAAACAACTATTCATGATAATGAAAATCTTAATTTAACAGGTGATAAAGAAACTTATTCAGGATTATATGATAATGCAAAAACAACTACAAAAGAAACTACTATTCATGATAATTCAACTGGTAATATAAGATTAATGGAATCTTCATATGTTAAAAATAATGATAAATTAAGAACTACAATTAAACAAACATTACCTATACAAGATAATACACGAAATATTAATAATGTTAGATATAAAAGTACATATGTGTATGATCCAAAAATTATTGCAAAAACAACAGTTAAAGAAACTACTGTAAATTCAAATCCAAATCAATTTGGTTTTATAGGAGGTTTATTAAATAGTATTATTGGTGGTTATGTAATTAAAGAAGTTGAAAATAAAAATACTCAAAGACAATATTCACATATTGAATATAATGGTGGTTTGAAAAGTACAGTTACATTTATTCCTCCTGATCGTGAAGCAGAAATGAATGCAGAAATAGATGATACAAGAGAATTAATGCAACAGAAAGCATCACAATTTAAACCAAATGGTGCAGGTGACTTTAAAACTCTTGATAAAAAAGATATAAATATGGATGTTAAACGTCAATATGATATTCAAGAAACTTGTGGTACATTAAGAAATATTGGAAAAATATATCAAATTTCACCAATACCAATAACTGAAGAAAATATAACATCATATGTTAAACGTGATAATGCATATAAAGATAGATTAGACTCAACATTATTATCACCATTAGCAGAAAATTCAGATGTTATAAAAATAAATCCAATAGTATTAAATTGTTAATAATTTAATTTATACTAAAAAATAATTACAACAATTAATAACATTATATAAATCATTACAAATATTGATGGATTAAATTTAACAATTTTAATGAGATTTAATATATCTATCATATAATCACTTGTTTCATCAATAACTCTTTCAGTTAATTCATGTTTATTATGAAGTAACCATTTACAAACTTTTCTTTTAACATGACTAGGACGACGCAAAATAATTTTATGAGTTTTATTAATATTTGTTGGTGTTTTTGCTAATAAATAAATAGCAATACTTGCAGTTGCTGGTTCCAACATCATTGGTTTAATATAATTATACGTAATCATAAGGACGTATGACTATAATTATAAATATATATTTTTAAATTAAATCAATTTTTTTTCAAATATATAAAATTTTATTATTATTTATTTATAAATGTTAAGAGATATTTTTAAACAAATTTCATTTAGAAATAGTTCATATAAAGATATTTATTATTTAACAGATACTGAAATAAGATTTTCTATGTATAATGGAGATAATATTATAATAACATCATTAAGAATAGAAAATAATAAATATATTGTATATGGTTTTGAAATAACAAAAAATAAAATAACTATTAGACATAAAAGTGAAGAAATTGATTCAGTTGAAAATTTTTGGATATGGTATAATAATTTTTATAATAATTTATTATAATTAGAATGGATTTCTTAAAAAATATATATGGATCTGTTGCTGAAAAAATTGGTTATAAAAAAAAACCTAAAAAAAAATCTTTAAAATTAATAAAACAAGAATATACTAAACTTAAACCATCACCAATTAAAAATATAAAAAAATTAACATCTAAAAAATTAGAATTAAAAACAGTTAAAGATATAACTTTAAATAAATATAAACCATCATTAGTACCTACACAAAATGTAAAAAATTTAGCACATTATGAAAAACCAGTTAAAAAACCATCACCTGTAAAACCTCCAACAATTAAACAAAAAATAATAAAAGGTATATATAGTATTTCAAATGTAATAAAAGAATATACAAAATCTAATATTAAACCTAAACCTAAACCTAAACAAAAAACAAAAAAAGAAATAGAAGAATTAATAACAAAAATTAAAGAACCAGGTATAATATCTGAAAATAATAAAATATCACCACCATTTAAAAAAAATCCTAATTATAAATTTGGTCAAGAATCTAAATATGCTGTAAATTATGAATATGAAGAACCAATATTTACAGAAGAAATACTTGAAGCATTCCCTGATACAAATATACATGTATTACATAAATTATTTCCAAATAGTCGTACAATAACTAAAATAGGAAAAAAACCAATAATAAATGAAATATATAATCCAAATATACAAAAGAAAAAAAATGTAAATAAATATAAAAATTTTCAAAAATTAACAACAATATCAGAATATGAAAAAAAATCATCACCATCTTTACCAAAAAATAAAAAAACTAATTTAAAAATCAAAACACCTCTTGCACAAATTATTGAAGAAGAGGAAGAAGAAGAAAAACCAAAAAAGAAAATAACACAAAAAGAAAAATCTAAGATAAGAAGTATTATTGAAGAAGAAGAAGAAAAACCAAAAAAGAAAATAACACAAAAAGAAAAATCTAAGATAAGAAGTATTATTGAAGAAGAAGAAAAAAAACCAAAAAGGAAAATAACACAAAAAGAAAAATCTAAGATAAGAAGTATTATTGAAGAAGAAGAAAAAAAACCAAAAAAAGAAAAATCTAATGTAAAAGAATGTCCACCTGGAAAAGTATACAATCCAATATCAGGACGATGTGTTAAAGCAGATGGAAAAAAGGGAAAAGAATTAAATAAGAAAATTTAAAAAATAGTAGGGTCATAAAATTTATTTTCATTTTCTAAATCTTCTATATTTTTAATTTGACTTTTAGTTTGTTTATTATAAAATGTTATTATTTCTTCAGGGGATGTTATTTTAAATTTTTCATTTATTTTTTTTCGTGAAAACCAATTATTTTTACCTCTTTTAATTAAATTAAATATTCTTGCTTGTTTATCAATTTCTAACTTAACACCTTTTGTAGTTTGTTTATAACCAATTATTCCTATTTCTCCATTATGTTCTTTTTTATGACATTCTTCACAAATACAAACTAAATTATGTGTGATATTTTTATTAAAGTTTTCAAATTTACCATTTTTATCACTATTAACTTGATAATTTATATGATGGGTTTCAGTACCTTTATTTATTTTACAAACTTGACAAATATCAATATAAATATTTGAATTATAATTAGATGTTTTAGTATTTATAATTGTATTATTTATACCTTGAAGTTCTTTTTTAATTATTTCAGCATTTTTCATAAAACTTAAAGGAAGATCTAAAGATTTACAAACATCAATTCCATAAATATTAGATCCTTGACCTTCTTTTAACTTTCTTTCATAAATAATTTTATCATCTATTATTTCAATATGCATATGATATACCATTAATTCATTTCCTATTTTAGGTTTTAATAATGATATAGATGTTAATTCATGTAAATGACTAGTAAAAATAAAAGATGCTTTTTTATTTATTAATTCATTAATTGCAGATGATACAATACATAAACCTGATATTGCTTCAGTTCCACAACATATTTCATCACCAATAATTAAACTATTTTTATCTGCACGTTGAAGAATATTTCTTAATTCAGTCATTTCAACCACAAAACTACTCATACCTTTATAAATATTATCATTACCACAAATACGTGTCATTATATGATTATAAGGGGTAAATTTAAAAACAATTGCAGGAACAAACATTCCCGCTTGTGCCATAATAATAGATAATCCAATTGCTTTCATAAAAGAACTTTTACCAGATGAATTAATACCAAATAATAAAATACCTGATTGATTTAAATAAATATCATTACCAATATATTCAACATCAGTAGAAATTCGTTCAATAATAGGATGTCTTAAATTTTGAGCATTTATATATGAATTATTTGAATCATTATCAATAGTTGGTTTATAATAACAATAATCAAATGCGTTTCGTGCGTTACAACTATTAATATCTAAATCAGTTAAATTATTAATTATAATAGATAAATTAATTTTATTTTTATTTAAAAAAAAATTTAAAAATTTAAAATATTCTTTAGTAACAGTTATTTGAATTTCATTTAAAGTTGTTTCAATAATTTTTGATGCTTCATTAATTTCATTTGAAACTAATTTATAATTACTATTGTTAGATGTTAGTTTTTTTTCAAATTTACTCATATAACTTTTATTTTTTTTTAAAGCATTTTCAAATCTTTTTTTTGTTATTGTAATAAAATAACCTTCATTTAAATTAAAATCTAATTTACATATACAATCATCAAAATTATTAATAGTATCTGTTATTTTTTCTAAAGAATCATATGTTTTTTTATATATAATTGTTAAATTATCTAATTTATCTGAAAATCCTGTTGAAAATATATTACTTTTAATATCATTTAAATTATATTTAGAACATTCATCAATATTTAAAATTTTTAAATCATTTAAAATTTCATTAATAATTAATATTGATTTATTATCTTCAATAACTTTAAATGCTTCAATAGCACTTTCAAAGGAATTTATAATAGAACCCCATTCAGATGGATTAAGTTTATTTAAAAGAATTTTACGTTTAACTCTTTCTAAATCAATAATATTATTTAAATTTTTATTAATTAATTTAAATTTATTATTTACTAAAATTTCTTCAATTTTATTATATCTATCATTTAATTCATCTTTGTTATTAAGTGGATTTAATAATCTTTCTTTAAATCTTCTGGAACCAAAAGCAGTCGAACATCTATTTAAAATTTCTAATAAAGGTCTTTCATTATCATTATGACTAATTATATTTAATTGTAAGGAACTATTATATTCAATTGTTAATATTTGTGAATTTTCAAGTAATTCTGGTAAATTTAATTCTTTAATAATTTCAGAATTATGTTCATAAGCAAATTGAAGAAGACAACAATAACTTAAACGACCTATTGAATATTTTTCAAGATTTAAATATTCAATAATTGTAAGCATTGTATTATTTTCAAATGCTTTTTCAAGAATTTTAGTTTGATATTCCAATTTTTTCATATGAATATTTAAATCATAATTTTCCCATTTTGTATGAATTAAATAATTACCATTTATTATTAATAATATTTGTTGTTTATTATTATCACTTATTTTATCAGATAATAATAATACTTCAGTTGGATTATAAGTAGTTAAAATTCTAAAACATTCATCAAATGTAAATTGAGGGTCTGATTTAGATGTTCCATTTTCATATATAAATGATTTACCTGTTGTTAAATCAACACCACTAATACCTACCATTAATAATCCCGCAATTTCTTCAAAATAAAAAACAAGAATATAATTACTTTTTTTTGAAATAATATTAAAATTAGTTGCAGGACTAATAATATCTGTTATTTTTCTTGTAGGATTAGGTGGTTGTGTTATTTGATCAATTTTAACAATTGTATAATTATTTTGTAATAAAATTTGAATAAATTTTTCTAATGCCCATATTGGAAATCCTGCCATTAATGGATTGTTTTTAGACACTTCTTTAATTGCTTTATTTTTTCGTGATATTTGAATATTACATATATCTCCTATTTTATATATAAAAGGGCAATTTTCAATTATTGAATATAACTCATAAAAAGAACCTACTTGCATTAAAATTAATGTATTTTCACCATATTTATTTTTATATTCAATTTCCTTATCTAAATAGTCATCAATTATCATTTTTAAATTTATAATTTAAATGTCATTAATTATAATCTTTAAACTCTTAAATCTTTTTAATTAGTGTAAATAGAAGATTAAATGAATATTACATTAGGAATTAAGGAAGTATTATTAATATTATTAAATGAGATAGCATTTTCAACAATTATATTTTTATGGTTTATTTTATATCGTATAGGAATTATTAAAGGAAATCCATTATTTGCACTATTAATAACATTTATTCAAAATATAATAGTATTAATTATATTAATAAAAAAGAATAAAATAAATAAAACAAATATTTTAAGATATTTATTTATTTTATTTATAATGAAAGTTTTGCCACTTTTACATTTCTTTCCTAATTATCTTGATTTTAATTCAAGAGATGTTTTTATTCTTATTTATTTATATTCTATATATATAATTATTTCAATTGTAATTATAGATATATATGATATTGATATTAAAATTGATAAAATTATTTATAATGATACATTAGGTGATAATTATGAAAAAGCACCATCTACACGTATTTTTGATTTTACTTATAATGAAATTATTAATAAAATTATAACTTAAGAATTATTATCTGTACTTATTGAACTTAATGAATCATCATCACTATTAAATGGTGCAAAACCAGTTTCAAAATTATCAGTTATTTTTGATATAACAGTTGGATCTATTTCTTCTGATATATTTCCTCCAATTTGTGAATTATTAGTATTATTATTAGAATTATTATTAGAATTATTACGAATATTAAATGAAGTAAAATTTAAAAATGAAGGAAAAGAAGGTTTTAAATAAAAAAACCCAATAGTAAATACTATATATATAATTAAAAATAATAAAATATTAGAAATTTTAAATAAATTATAAGGTTCTTCTTCATAATTATTTTCTTGATTTTCTGAATTATTTTTATAATTATTATATTCTACTATTTGTATTATTATGAATATGATAATAGAAGTAATTAATGAAATTATATAATATTCCATTTTTTGATATCTAATAATAAATAGATGATTAATTATATATAAATATACGCATTATTATAATTAATATTAGTATAATAAATTATTAAAATGAAGTTAGAATTACGTAAATTTGACCCTTCAAGTATTAAAAGTGATTCTGTAGTTGTTTTTATTGGAAAACGTAATACTGGTAAATCCTATTGTATGAAAGATATTTTAAGTTATCATCGAGATTTACCAGTAGGTATAGTTATTAGTCCTACAGAAACTGCGAATAATTATTTTGAAAAATTTATTCCAAATATGTTAATTTATGATGAATATGAACCCGATATAATTAAAAAATTTTTAGAAAGACAAATTAATATTAATAAACAAAAAAATGATCAATTAAAAAAATATGGTTCATCTGAAATTGATAGTAGAGCATTTATGATTTTAGATGATTGTCTTTATGATAAAAAATGGCCAACAGATAAAAATATTAGAAGTATTTTTATGAATGGAAGACATTATAAAATATTCTTTTTAATTACAATGCAATATTGTTTAGGACTTCCACCTATATTAAGAGCAAATATTGATTACGTTTTTATCTTTAAAAATAATTTAATTAAAGAAAGAGAAAAAATATATCAACATTATGCTGGTATTTTTAATAATTTTGAAACTTTTTGTAATGTTATGGATAAATGTACTGATAATTATGAATGTTTAGTTATTGATAATAAGGTTCAAAGTAATAAATTAGAAGATCAAGTTAAATGGTATAAGGCAGAAGAAAAAGATTTTAAATTATGTACTCCTGAATTATGGAATTTATGTGCATTAGAAAAAGAAAGAAAAGAGAATACTTTATTTTATGAAGATGAAGAGGAAGAAGAACCATATGATCCTTCTGTTTTTGTTAAAAATAAAAATAAAATTAAAGTAAATATTAAAAAGAAAAGTTAATTATTATTAAGAGATTAATAATTAATAATGTCATATGATTCAGTAATTATTGGTGCTGGTCCTGCAGGATTAGCATTTGCTAATTATGCTAAAAAACATAATCCAAATGAAAAAATAATTATAATTGAAAAAGATAGTGTTATTGGTGGATGTCATAAAGTAAATAGAAAAAAACATGATAATGAATTTTATTTTTGCGAACATGGACCAAGAGTTTATATTGGCAATTATGTAAATTTTATAAGTTTACTTAAAACAATGAAACTTGATTTTAAAGAATTATTTGGAAAAAAATATTCTGTTATTTCTGTATTATTTAAATCTGTTTTTCAAGATAATATGTTAGGATTTTTTGAATTTTTATCAATTACCAGAGACTTTATTTTAATTTTATGTAATAATAAACATGGTATCAATATTAGTATGTATGATTACATGATTTTAAATAATTTTTCAAAACAAGCAATTATTAATATTGATTTTTTATGTAGTTCTATTGATGGTGGTAATAGTAAAATGATTTCTCTTAATAATTTTATAAATACTACAATTCAAACATTTCTTTATTCTCTTTATATACCAAAAATACCAAATGATGAGGGATTATTTAATTATTGGCGTCAATATTTAGAAATTCAAAAAAATGTTCATTTTTTATTAAATTCACCTGTTATTCAAATTAATTTTAATGAAAATAATAAATATAAAGTTGAATCTATTACTTTAAAAGATGGAACTATAATTAAAGGAAATAAATTTATTTTTGCAATTCCACCTGTTAATCAATATAAAATTAAAGGTTTAAAAGAAGTATTTAATTTAAATGAAGATTATATTGAAAAAACTGAATATCTTGAATCTATTACTATAACATTACATTGGGATTATAAATTAAATTTACAAGATGACTTAAGTATTTTTAATACTAAAACTGAATGGTTTCTTATGACAGATAATATGACTGAAATAATGAAATTTAAAGAAACAAAATCTAAAACAGTTATATCTTGTGCTATTGTTTTAACAGATGTAAAAGGTAGACATATTAATAAAACTGCAAATGAATGTTCAGAAGAAGAATTATTTGAAGAAGTATATCAACAATTAAGGTTAATTTATAAAAATATTCCTAGACCTACTCTATTTTTTAATAATAATTATTTTGATTCTACAAAAAAAAAATGGCATTCAAATGAATGTGCTTTTGTTAAAATACCTAATTATGAATATTTAGATTTTACTAGTAAAAAAATTAAAAATATTTATTCACTAGGAACTCATAATGGAAAACAAAAAAATTCATTTACATCATTAGAATCTGCTATAAGTAATTCAATTAAATTATCAAATATTATTTTTAATAAAAATGATAAAATTAAAAGATGTTTTGATTTAAGAGATTTAACTATCGTTATAATATCAATAATTTTATTATTATTAATTATAAGATATAATAATAAAATATGAGAAGTGAATTCACTTTTGATTATCAAAATCAATTAAATAATTATATTAATAATAATAATCAATTTATAATTGATAATAATAATGACAATGAAATTATAATTAATAATAATGAAAATAATAATGAAAATAATAATGACAATGAAATTATAATTAATAATAATAATAATGAAAATAATAATGACAATGAAGTTATAATTAATAATAATGAAAATAATAATGACAATGAAGTTATAATTAATAATCATAATGAAAATAATAATGACAATGAAGTTATAATTAATAATAATAATGATAAAGAAATTATAATTGATAATAATGAAAATCAAAATAATAATAAAGAAATAATAATTAATAATAATGAAAATAAAGAAGTAATAATTGATAATAATGAAAATCAGAATAATAATAAAAATAAAGAAGTAATAATTGATAATAATGAAAATCAGAATAATAATGAAAATAAAGAAGTAATAATTGATATATTTGATAAAAATAATATCATAGAAAATAATAAAGAGATGTTAAGTAATCCTGATGAAAAAGAAGGTAATATTAAATTATTTATAAATAATAATGAATCACCTAAAATACATGGAATAAATGATAAAGTATTTATAGATATACCTTTAAGAAATCCTTCAACAAGTGCTCAATTAGTAACAGTTATTCAAGGATCACAAACAGGAGATATAATTGATAATAATTTAGATAAAGCAGATAGATTATTAGAAATGATAAAAGAAAGTAAATTAAAAATTACAAATCAACTATATATAGTATCTACTAAATATGATATAATATATTTTAGATTTAATAAAATATCATTATTAATTTTAATTTTATCTGTAATAATTACATTTATAGAGGCAATTAGATTAACAATTGTTAATTATGATACACAATATGAAGGTTCAAGTATTAAAAGATATATATCACAAGAAACAGTATCATTAATAATAAATGTATTATCATTATCATTAAGTACTATTTTAACAATATTAAGTTCAATAGTTAAATTTAAAAGTTATAGAGAAAATATGGACAAATTAAAAAGTATTCATGATTCATTATTTAATTATAAAAATTTATATGATAAACAAAGAGATTTAATAAAGTTTCATAAAATAAATAATATTTTAAGTAATGAAGTATATGAAAAATTAAGAGAAACAATAGAAGAATATAATAAAGAAATTAAAGATATAAGTATATTTGAAAATATAAGAAATGGAGATATTCTTAAATTTAATAAAATTAAAGTTGATCATGATATTAAAATGCAAAAAATGGCAAGTCAAAGAGAAATAGAATTATTACGTATATCTTTAAGTAATAAAAAGAAAAAAGAAGAACTTGAAAATGGAAATATTAAAACTAATTGTTTTTTTAATTAGAATAAGCAAGACCACCCATACCTGAAAGAATTCGAAGAACATTATAATTAGTTGTATATATAAATATATTACCAGAAACAGATGATGATACAGATAATATTGCGGTATCTATACGAGACATATTTAATGATCCAGATGGTTGATGTTCTTCTGGTTTAATAGCAAATGAATATACATTTATTCCTTCATGGAAGTAATCAGGAGTATTTTCATGATGTTGATAAGGTTGAACTAAATGAAAATAACTTCCATTACGTTCGGCAAAACGATCATTACCATTTAATTGTATTTTAGCATTTACAATAGGATTTGTTCCCATGAACATATTATTATCAGTATTACGTGTGCTAAAGTTATTCCAATAAATATCAATAGTTGTATTACTAACAGCTCTATCAGGTTTTACATACCATACTAATTCCTTGCAAGGATGATTAAAATTCATACGAATACTTTTTGTAGTGCTACTACCAGAGATGGTATCACTACCAGTAAATTGTAATTGTTCAATTAAATATTCATGTGATAATTGAGCAAAACGACGACGTTCATCAGTATCAAGGAATATATAATCAACGAATAATGCAACTTCTGATAACTCTAATTTATCAGAAGTAGAACCATTTAAATCAGAATTTAAATAAGGTAATGCTTTAGTAGTAGTACCATCATTTTTCTTAGCAACAGTACCACCATTTGAAGATTTTAATGAAAATGCTTTATCACAAAAATTAGCAGATTTATCAACTAAATTACTAGCAGATTCAAATTCAATATTTATTTTTACTTCATGATATTGGAGAGCAATTAAAGGAAGAGCAAGACCAACATTACGACAGAACCAAAATTCAAGGGGTACATGAACACGATAAGAACATTGTGCAGGTACATATATTGAATGATTATATTTATCACCACCAACCATTAAATAATAACCATCACGTTTGCCGGCAGGTAATGACAATTCATTCCATATATATAACCATTCAGCATAATGTTTATCAATTCGTTGTCCTCCAATTTCTAATTCAATAGATTTTAATAATTTAAGACCGAAATAAGGAACAAGAGCAATACCGCTGTTTTCAGAATCAGCACCAGCAACAGTAGTATTTTTATTATTAAAAGATGCACGTAAATAAACACGATTTATTAAATCTCCATTTCGTGTAACTTGACAAGTTACACGAGAACCAAAACCAGCATTACCATTAAAAGTTTGTTCTATCGACTCGATAGCAAAATTAGTATGACGACGATAAGCAACTTTGAAGAAAGTAATTTGGGGATTACCAGTTAAATAAACATCCTGAGCACCATAAGCGACAAGTTGAAGAAGACCACCACCCATTTATGCTATATTCTTTATACTATAATAGGAGAAAAA